AAAAATATTGGAAAGAAAATTTTGATTCTATACAGAACCTAACAACCAACAATGACATGCCCATACAGATGTCAGTGTTACAGGCATTGACCGATGTTGTGAGAGCGGCACCAGTGTTCACACAGAGAGCAGACACACAAGAGTTTGAAGGAGGAGCATAGTGGCTCTAACAGCACCAAAACCATTACGTGCAGACACACCAGGAGAAGCGTTACCAACAAGCCAAGGCTTTTGGCAGAACTTTGGATTGGGTTTCAAATCAGGTTGGGAACACACCACACTAAAATTATTAAGTGACAGCCAGATACTTGAAAATGCACAAATGCAGAAAAATGCAGGCATACCCAAATCAGAATGGAATCCAGAAAATCCATTGTACGTGGAAGGCCTAGAATGGTTCGAGGGTTTGAATTACGAAGTTGTGAGGAGAGCACACGAATCATTGGATCTATCCAAACAGATGCAGGTGGCCAAAGACAACAGCACAGGGTTTGACGGCACGGTCGGACAGTTCACTGGTATGCTGTCAAGTGCATTCGCAGATCCAATCAACTACGTGCCATTACCAATTGCAAAATTTGGTTCTACGTTCTTAAGGAAAGCGGCCATAGTGGGTGGTGTCAACGCAGGTATAGAAACAAGTTTATATCCCATAATGAAAGATGCATATCAAGTCAGGGGACAAGAGTACGGCATAGAAGAAGCGGCAGTGAATGCGGCTTTTGCCTTTGGTGCAGGTGCCGTGTTGTATGGTGCATTCAGCGGATTACCCACTGCCATGAGAGCAATGAATTTTGGCAACAGCAAAAAAACAGTTGCTGATCAATTGATTGCTTCTAGAAGAAACAAACACAGTGATTATGACATAGAAACTACAATACAAGATTTGATCAACAACAACACAGTGCGTATCAAAGACGATGGATTTGATAACATTAGAGATTTCAAGTTCAACAAAACAAGCATAGAAAACTTCTATGTGGACACGTCGGGTAAAATATTTCGAAATACAGAAGACGGTGCCAACATCACAACGTCAAAAGATTTTATTGAAGTTGTGACGGATCTAGATGGTACCATAGTGTTACGTGGACCAACAGAAGGACTAACAAAAATATTACCAACAATCAGCAAAGGGTCAAGCACAGAAGTAAAATTTAGGATTGAGGACACAAACACACAAAAAAATATTTCAACCAACAGAGAAGGCCTTGACAAGTTTGCAAATGATTCAGCGGCCCAGATCAAAAAAACACGTAGCCAAGAAGCGGCACCAAGTTTTATAAGGAAAATATTCAAAACAGACACGGACGAGAATCTGACGTCATTGGATGATTTATCAGATCTGTTTATTGTAAAAGACACAAAATTTGAGATTGAGCCCGACCCAGTGCGTGGTATTAATCTAGACGAAAACATTGGTAAGGTGATCAGAAATGAAAACGGCAAGAGAACTGTTATCGTAGATCAGGATGAAAGAAAAGCAGTCATAGAAACAATTAGGAAAAAATTAACAGATTCGGGCAATGATCCCGGCATAGACACAGTTAAAACAAACAAAGTAAATGATGCAGACACACAACTGGATGAAAATTTACAACCAAACAAACAGCAAGATGTGGAAAACAGATTGCGTGTTGTCAGCAGGATAGATAACACAAACGAAGTTGATGCAGGAAGAACTCCTGAAACATTAGAAAATGTTAAGACAGCAACAACAACAAGATCACAAGCAGTCACAAACATTACGGAACAGTTTGACCAACAACAACTTGCCGACCTAGGGTTAACTATCAGAGACAACGATCTAGTTGACATTGGAGACATAGATGCAAATCTTACAAAATCTAAATTAGACGGGGGTGCTGGTGTTAATAGAGAAGTAATATTAGCAGTAAAAAATAGATTGAAAGCAGAATTCAAAAAAATAAAAGACAGAGAAGCAACAGAAACAGCAACACGTGAATACAACGTGTGTAGGAGGACATAATGTCAGCAGATAATTGTTGGAAAATATTCCAAAATAAGTTGAAAGAAATTGGTGATGTAATTGATGACAGTTACAGAGCAAGACTTGAAAACGACTACAACAGGTTACAACAGGACCTTGCAACACAAAATCGTCAGTTGGAAGATGTCAATCCAGAGACCGGTAACACGTATCTCGATGACTTCCTAGAAAACATCAACATTGAACCTAATAAAAAACAATTGGAAAATATAAATGCGGGGGCCCTTGAAATTAAAAATGTTATTGAATTCAACAGACAGATACAAGACACATATGAAAATTTAAAAATTGTATACAAGGGTGATAAAAAATTCACAGGACAAAGATTATTACAAGAGGCAATAATTGCACACATATACAACACCAACTTTACATACAACACCAATCCGTTAGAAATGTTAATTAGAAATGAATCACAGATACTAGATGCTAACTTCCGTAGACAAGCACAAGATATCTTGGGCACAGACAATGACAGAGGATTTTTTGAATTTTTTAGCGACAGCAACAAACAAAATCAAATTGATTTCTTGCAAGAGTACAGCAACATCATCAATAATCCAACTGCAAAAAATTTAAAAGCAGTGACTGGTAACACACAAGCCAGAGACATAGCACGTGCATTTGTGGACAACGTTGTTATAGATGCAGAAGTAAAAATGAACAGGTATGGTGGTCGAACCAACGCATTGACAAGGAACAGATTGAAAGTTAGATTCAACAAGAATAAAATGGAAAAAGTAAACAGAGATGAATTCATTAAAGACCTAACACCGAGATTGAGCAATGACGTGCATGGCACAACGGAAAATATACAGGACATGGTAGGAGACATCTACGATCAAATAATGGACGGTGCAAACTGGAGACAGATTGACGACATTGTAAAAAAATATCAGAACACAGGCAAATCTGTGCCTAGACCTTTAACATATAAATCAGGACAAGACATTTTTGATCTATCGCAAAAATACACTCCAGATCAAAATCCTTTGAATTTAATGTTGAACACAATAACTGAAAACGGTAGATTACTTGCATTGACAGAAAAATTTGGTGCAAACTATCACAGAACAATCCAAGAATTAAAAACATCATTAAGCAGTGAATTAAAAGGACAAAAGACTGCAGGGTTTAACAGTGCAATGAATTTCCTAGAAGAATCAATTCAACCGCAGATCAAAGAACAATTTGGCACAACAGCCAGAACACTGACCAGTTTAAGAGCAATCGAGGCAGGAGCAAGATTAGGTAGTGCAGTGATCACCAGTTTCATGGACATGCCGGTTGTGTTGTGGGCAGGTAGAAAAATATTTAAACTGCCGGGGGCTGAATTAATTTCAAGCATATTTAGAGTACCAGTTTATAAAAATTTAGACAAGACAAAAGTTAGAAACTATCAATTGATGACACACGATTTTGCACAAGCATGGTTAGCCAACAGTGGTGAAAGATTTGGCATGATCGATGTGGGTGGAGCCATGACTAAATTTGAAAGAGGCAGTTACAATTTTGCAACAAAAATATTCAAATACAGTGGATTGAATTGGTGGACAGAAAGTTTGCAAAAAGCGACCGGTACTGTGTATCAAAAATACCTAGGTAGAATTATCAAAGAAAAACGTGCTTGGAACAGCCTAGATCTTGACTTCAGAGCACAGTTTGAAAAATTTGGGATCAACAAAGCAGATTACGAAAAACTTATCAACACAAGAAACATTGTAGACAGCGATGGTGGATTGAATTTATACGCACTTAAAGATGAATTATCCACAGCAAAAGGACTACAGAGCAAAATGATCAGTGTGGTTAGAGATGCTGTCGACACCATGGTTATCAAACCAGGTGAGTTTGATAAATCCGCAGGCAGATTGTTCCTAGCAGATGATGGAAGTCCAGCCAGTCAGTTTGTTAAACTGCTTACACAATTTAAAACACACCCAATCACTTACACAAGAAAAGTTATTTGGAGAAACTTCTTACGTAAAAAAGCAGTAAGAGACAACAACGGACAACTGGTAGATGCACTGGACAAAATTGACAACATATGGCCAGCAGTAACACTAGCAGGCTCAATGATCACAATGGGTGTCGTTGTTGCACAACTGAAAGAAATTACGGCAGGTAAAGCACCGCTAACAGATCCGGGTGAACTGGCATACAGATCTATACAACAGTCAGGTGTTGCTGGGTTAATAAGTGACCTGTTGGTAAGTGTTGCAGAGCCAACAATCAAACAATTCAGCACAGACAAAAAAGTAAGGGTATCTACCACTGGAGAAATAGCACAACAATTTATTGGACCATTGGCTGGTGACGCATTAAAACTTATGAGTAACATCATGGGTATTGGTACGGGTGCGGCAAGATTTGCAACAGGAGTTGATGACGGTGAGTTTATAAAGAAAGAATTATCTAAAACAGGAAAAAATTTATTAGGCTACACGGGTCTTCAAAGTTTTTGGGCAACAAAGGCATTGTACCGTGCCTTAATAACAGAATATCTGACAGAGGTGTTGGATTACAAGACGTATCTACGAACACAAAAAAGATTGAAAAGAGATGCAAGGGAGAAAAGACTCGGTGGTGAATTGAACATCATTGATCTTTTTAACTAGCCATAAATATTAGGAGAAAAAGGAACTTATGACAACATCAACCACAACACCAAGACTTAATTACACAGCGGACGGTTCTACAGCCGCATTCACATTCAATTTTGAGATAGCGGACAGTTCAAGCATAGCGGTATACGTTGGCTCAACGCTGAAGACACTGACATCAGAGTACACAGTAAGTTTTGATTCAGGCACGTCAGGCACGGGTACGGTTACATTCACAAGTGCACCAAGTTCCGGCACGGTGACGTTGATCAGAGACACCAACCTAGCGAGGACAACAGACTTCGAGAATTCGGGTGCATTCCTGGCTTCAACGGTGAACACGGAATTTGACAGGCTATCACAGGCTGTCATAGATGCCACAGACAAGATCGAAAAGAGAGCGATACTACTGGCAGAGCCAAACACGGAGACCACTACACTCACATTACCAGATGCGGCCACGAGGGCAAACAAGACATTAACTTTTGACGGTGCGGGTGATCTCGCAGTTACATCTGCAGGTGCAGGTACTGTGACAAACATTGCCACGGGCACAGGATTGACTGGTGGTCCGATCACCACGACTGGTACCATTGCAATAGATTCTACAGTTGCAACACTGACGGATTCACAGACGCTGACAAACAAGACATTGACGGCACCTGTAATATCAACTATTTCAAATACCGGCACATTAACATTACCAACATCATCAGACACACTGGTAGGCAGGGCAACCACAGACACACTCACAAACAAGACAATCAACACTGCTTCTAACACAATCACAGTAAATGAAGCAGACATATCTGACCTGCAGTCTTACATCACGGCAAGTTCAACAGACACATTGACCAACAAGACATTCGACGCAAATGGTACTGGCAACAGCATATCCAACATAGACTTCGCTGATCTTTCTGCCAGTGCAGTAGCGGACGAAGACGACATGATATCTGACAGTCAGTTTAAACTGGCCACACAGCAATCAATCAAGGCATACGTTGACGATCTAATTGCCACGGTCAGCACAGGAACCATTTCACAAAATAATTCAAGTATATCAATCGCGGACACTGGGTCAAATGGACAGTTCACAGTCATCACAGACGGAAACACAGAATTAACAGTCACTGACGCAGGAGTCAGGGTACACGGAGACCTAACAGTTGACGGTAGCACAGTTACCATGAACACAACCAACCTGTCAGTGGAGGATTCATTCATTGAACTGAACAGGAACAACTCAAGCACAGCCACTGACGTAGATTCAGGCATATTCATACGTAATGGATATACCACAGGTTCAAAGAACAATCCAGTTTTCTACTGGGATCACGGACAACAGAAATTCCTTTTCATACACACCGACGTTGATCCAAACACGTCACCAGCCAGTTTGTATGACGGTGTTTCAACCACGCTTGCCAGTATACAGGCAGGAAATATTGTGGCCTCTGGCTCGGTCAAAGGTAGTGCGGGATCAGAGTTCTATGACGTAAAATTTAAATCAACCAACACCGGAACAAGTGTGTTGGAGATTGACGAGAACACCATAAGAGGATTAAGATCAAATGATGACATCACGATAGATCCAGCGGGCACTGGACAGGTGTCTGCGAACAGCATATTAAACGTTAACAGCAACAGGATCATAAACGTAGGAACACCCACCACTGGAACGGATGCCGCTAACCAGGACTACGTTGACACACAGGTGGCTGACAAGAACAGCATAGCACAACTTGACACCAACGTTACAGCCGCTGACACAGGTGCCGGTGGTACGATCACCGTAACGGCAGACAACAACACAATATTCACAGCCTCTGATTCAAGCGGATTGACTATGAGCAAAAACATAGCAATGGGTGGCAACCAGATCACGGGTCTGGACGTCACTGGATTCCCGCTAGCGGACAGCGATGTTTCCACTAAAAAATACGTTGACGACAGTGTTGGTGCACTGGGATCAGTCTTGACAGACGTGGTATCAGACACAACTCCACAACTGGGTGGAAATTTGGATTTAAATTCAAACGACATCACAGGCACGGGCAATATCACTATCACAGGTACTCACACAGTCACAGGGCAAGCAGACATCGACTTCGTGACCATCAAAGACAACGAGATCACCACAAATGCCTCGAATGCAAACCTACGTGTGTCTGCTAATGGCACAGGCAAGATTTCAACGGGTCCACAAGATTTCTTTGAGTCAAATGATCTGTACACGGGATACGCGGGTAGCACTGACATGGTCAAGGTCGCTGGATATAGACTTGACTCCACGGTTGATGCTAACACGACCGATCGTGTCTATGGTGTGGCTGTCAACCAAAACACCACATTGAGCGGAGGGAGTTCAAGCAACAACAACTTCAGACCACGAACATTCATAACGCAAAACAGTGTTGACATGGCTGGGTCCAGTTACACTGTGAGTGGTGAAAGCAGGGGTCCAACAGCATTAAATCCTTGGACCAACATCACAAACACCAGTTCAACTGCCAGCACCTTAAATTCCATACACGGTACTTCGTCATGGGCCGCGTCCTATGCCAACACTGCCAACGATGCCGCTGGTGACCTTACTGTGTCAAATGCTGTTGCGGTCTCTGGTAATATAGAAGTCTATAGTGGGGCAGGAACGGGCAATTTTACCTATACTAATGCGTATAATTTCAAGTCTAACACATTCATATATGGTAGCAATGACACAATAACAAATTTATATGGTTTCTACCATGCCGACACGTCGGGGCAGTCAGGTACCATAACCAACGAGTACGCATTCTACGACGCATCAAATTCACTGTCAGTGTTTGGTGACATACAGACACAGGCAGTTTCGATCACGGACAACGTGATCACCACCAACAGATCCAACGATGACCTAAACATCCAGGCCAATGGCACAGGACAGGTAGTTGTGTCCGCTAACGGTGGAGATTTTGCAACGTTTTCAACACAGTCAAGATATGATAATGGGAACATAATGTATTATGAGGACCTTGCCCACACTTTGAATGTGGACAGGGCTTACGGGAATTCCATAGTATCCAATTTCAAAGCAACAACAGGACAGACATCTACATCAAACGACGACAGATTCAGGAACTTCCACATGATGAGATATGATCTCAACGGATCAAGTTCAACGGCCACCAGCACATATCTTTCAAGGGGACCGATCGCTGTGTCGTCGGAGGTAAATGTCATTAACTCCAGCAGTTCAAATGGTTCCTTGGGCAACGCGACAGGTTTACAGGGTGGTGTCTGGATCCAGACCACCAACACAGGAGACTTGACCATGTCAGGAGCCAATTCAGGTCTGGCAGGTGTGAGCAGTTGGATTGACTTGGAATCTGCCACAGGATCAACGATCACGGTAGACAACGCATATGCATTCTACTCGTCAGGAACTGACTCATATGGTAGTGGCACCGTCACACTGACCGATTTCTATCACTACTACGCTAGAACCAATGGGGTCAATCCCGCGGGAGAGAACTACGCTTTCTATTCAGCAGACGACACAGCCAAGTCAAGGGTAGGAACACTGCAGAGATACAGGGAAGAGATCAACGCACTGACGTCAAGTTCTACCATAACGGTTGACTGTGGATTGGCACCTGTCCACACCGTGACCTTGGCCGCAAACACAGAATTCAACATAGCCAATCTAGGCACGGGACAGACCGTGACCTTGATCATAACACAGGACGGCACGGGCAACAGGACTGCCACATTTGGCACGGACACTTCTACCGCGGTCAAGTTCCCAGGTGGTGTTCCAAGTTTGAGCACGGGTGGTGGTGACATAGACATAGTGACCATATTCAATGACGGCACTAACCATTTGGGCAACATACAAAAAGATTATTCATAGGAACACAGGATGCCATTTGGTTTTGCAAAATCAGTATTGACCGGGGGTGGAGCGGCTCAAAGTTTTGGAGATATCGTAGACACGCAGGCCGCGGCCAGCAGGTACGTGGCCGGCATGAACTCATTCAATTTCGTTGGTTACGACACCAGCACCAATCCCGTCTTCATACTGGCAACACAGAGTAGCACAGGTAGTGTGTGGGCATACACGGCCTGCAAGTTCACCTGGTCAACGGACACGTGGAGTTTTGGAACAGAGACATCAGTGGGGACCAACAGCAATCAAGCCAGTGCAGACGTGGTCAGTAAGGCACGTGGGCATGGACGTAGCCTCGCACCACCGTCGGGTGCCAGCATATTTGCCATCGGGCAGGCCATGGGTGGCACTGCCGGATCACAGGACAACATTGACTGGTTCAGGCTCACTGTCAACACCAGCACGCTGGCCATAACCAAAGGTAGCACTTATGGCTCTGGTGACATATACGTGCCATCGGGACCTTACGAGAACGTGGCAGGTGGTTACAGCAGTGCCAACGGTTTCTCATTAATAAAACGTGGTGGGTTCAGTGGTAGTCAACCGCAAGTCAAATCAGCCACTGATGCTGACCCACCTGTCGAAACGGCCGCGGACAACAACGGCATCATCAATTTTCAGTTTGGGGGTGAGGGTGGTAATCACAGGGTAGAGGGCATGAAACATGACGCTGACGACGACAGGTTCGCGACTGTGTTCGGTGGCAACAACGGTGCGATATTTTTTATCAATAGATACAGCACCAGCATTTTCGCGGCAACTACTAATAGCAACAACGTGATGGCACCCAACGGCACCAACAGGGGAAACTACAACCAGAAGCGATTCCTGTGCCAGATCAATGACGACAAGATGGCATTTGGTTACCATGACAAAAACACCACTGACGTGTACGTGGCAGGTGCAACGGTCACATGGGTCAACGGGGGAACTCCCACAGGTACCACGCTGACCGATTACGTCACTACCTCCACCAATGACGCATACGAGTTGACGGAAGGTTTCCAGGCCGATCGCGTATATGGAATCAGGTACAACGGCACCACTCTCAACGTGGAGCAGATAGATTTCTCGGGCAACACACCCAGCGGTTTCGAGTCGCAGGCCACTTTCACTCTGTCAGCCACACCGGCATCGTCAGGCATCCAGTCCATCTATGACAGGTCACCGGTGGACACGCTGAACGACGCGACCAACAGCAGGAAGATGATAGCGGGGGCCTACACGGACGCTTCCGGCAACGCTAGGGTTTGGGCCACTAAATTCTTGTTATAATGAAACGATTGACCATACAGCAGAGACTACAGAGATTGGAAGACAAGATCAACCTGTTGATGACGAATCACCTCTCACACCTGGATGGCAGGATCAGACGCAACGAATGGTTGCTTTACACAATATTATTTTTCCTACTGGGCATCAGTTGGAAGATGATGTCCTAGTGTACCACTGACGCTTACACACACCACAACTCACCCTCCACCCCAATTCAAACCTACTGAACTTTTTAGCGGCAGGACAGTTTGTGTCCTCTGAACCGCAGGACTTGTAACGTGCATCCAGCACGAATCTACAGGTGTGGGGGTTGGCATTGCAGGTACGTGTGCCGGGCAACTGTGCCTCGGTCTCCTTGCCATGGGTCTTGCTGACGTGACGTCGCTTCTCCATGCACTTGAAGTGTCCATACTGTTTGATCTTTTCTAGGAAGTTTTTCATTGATGCTGGGTATCCTGTTTTCGAAGTTGGCACTAAAGATAAAGGAGTACCCAGCATATCATGGAAACACGTATGAAACCGGTTTCGTGTTTCCGTAGATATTTATATGATGTTTAAAACACACCTGCAGATTTGGTTCTGCTGTGCATGACGCGATGTTTGACCATGTCCCATACGTGGCTGGCCTCCTGATCACTCAACCACTTGACGTGCCTGTTGCTGTATCTACATCGTAGATCCCACTTGTTGTGTTGGTTGTATGACCGCTCGATCAGTATCATCTCGCAGGTGCCATTACACACGTGGACTGGCAGTCCAGACCTCTTGGCTTTTTTTCTTTTATATTTTTTGAATTTGTTTTTCATACATTGTGATTATATTTGATTCTATTGTTGATGTCAAGAGGAAGACGTAGTCTTTACGAACTGCGTCAGCAGTGAGTAGATGAGCCTTGCTCATCTCCAAGTCCTTCACTTCGTTCAGTCCTTGAAATTTTTCCTTTCTATTCATTCCATTCACTTTCCTTCAGTCAAGACATCAGAACGTAAAAAATTTCTGATCTCTCAAAAATCAACCGCATAGTTTATCACTTGAGTGTTTATTCCCTTGGACCGGTTGAGTCCTAGATGTTTCTCACATGGCCACTTGGTTATGTACACCAGTGTGTGATCGCATCATGCGGGAGGATCGTTCTTTAATCCCTTGAGTGTGCCTGTGTTTGGGAAATTGTGTGTGCCTGTGTATGTGCCATTTGCTATTATATATGACAAACTCAAAAAAAGCGGTTGATTTCTGGTTCAGGAATAAATACAATTATAAAAAAACAACAAACAAAGGAGGCACTAAAATGATTCAAGCGAAATACAAGGACATTTTATCCAAAGGAAACAACAACAAATACTACGAGCAGTCATACGACGAGCGTAGGAAACTGATACAACACGTACACACTGTCAACGGGATGGTGGTGTATAGGGGTCCAAACTGGGAGGACAGCCGTGACTGGAAAAAGTTCAGATCAGAGATGATGGAACCAGTCAAGTGGGCCAAAGGCAAGTATGCGTGGAATCCCAGCATCGATGACATGCTGTGGGCATTCCAACAACTAGGATTCCATGACTACAACGGACAACCTGCTAGGGTTTCTGTGAAGATGGTTGAAAACTTCAACAAATACTGTAGCATCATAGCCAAGATGTGGAACACATACAATCCAGAATACATGATGACGGCCGATGAGATACAGATCAAGATGACCGAGGAAGAAACACAGAGCCCATATGGTCACCTGTCAAAGTTTATTGAACCAAAAAAACCAAATCAACCAACTCAACCAAATCAACCAAAGGCATAACATGAGCAACACAAATGCACCCTGGAACAAGGGACTAACTGGCCTAGAGGCCGGATGGGATGATGCACGTAGACAACGTGCATCCAAGGCACAGAAACGTAGGATAAAACTACGTCCAAAGAAATATCAAACACTGCTCAAGAAGGGACCTAGGCCCAACACATGGATAACAGGACCAGACAAGGCAGTGCGTCGGCACTACTACAGGTTCCTGAAAGCCAAGAACCAAGCACGTTTCTGGAAACAGGAATGGACTCTGACCTGGGAGGACTACCTGGACCTTTACAAGACCATGCATGGTCGTTGGAGCCGTGCCAAGAACCACAAGAACCTGTGCAGGATTGACACACAGGAGGGCTGGCATCTATGGAACGTGCAACTGATGACACGTCTGACAGCGATGAAGAGACCGACCAAGGGAAATGTCAGGGCAAGGCCCAAGGGATTGGGATCAAAGAAAAAAGGAATCAACTGGAGAAGGGGAGGACTGGCAAAGACATGACTGACAACGAACAATCAAAACACGAACAGAATATGTTTGTGAGGGCAATAATAGAAACACAGCAACAACAGGAGATCTATGAAAGACGCAAGAAAAAACAAGAAAACGAAAAAGCAAAAAACAGTTGGAAAACCGAAAACAGCAGAAGGAAAGAGGTTAAGACAACTGCTGGACGAACTACACGGCAAGGAACAACACGAGTCGGCACGGAGGGCCGAGGACATCTTGAGACTGATTAGACAGAGACAGGCACAGGAGGGACTGGCACAAGGCATTGACAGGATCGTGAGACAACAGGCCAGGACCGCATCAGCACTGTTCTTGAGGAAATTTTTTGATGGCATAAACGGCATCAAATAAATACAGATACGTACTGTTTGACACAGCACGTGCTCTTATACGGGCCTTTGTTTACACGGCAGAGGCCCTTTTACACCCCACACACAACATACGTTATAAGTAATTGCACTTAAGGCTTAAAAATAAAGGCTTCAAGGCATATCAACACCCCAGAGTTCGTCATGGTTCGCTGGGGTGCAAATTAAACTAACAGAACAAAAAGGAAAAAACAAAAATGAAACAATTCACAGACAAAGAAATGGTAACCATAGCCAACATCATAGATGTTGCATCACAGAGGGGAATATTCCGTGCGGGAGACATGGAGGCCGTGGGTGCATTATACAAAAAGATCACAGCAGAACTACCAAAACCAGCACAGGAAACACCAAAGACCGATGAGCAAAAATAGAGTAGAACAGGAATGGTTGAACATTCTAAAAGGCTTTGCTGACAGTTACTGGAAGAAAGAACTGGAAGAGGCACACAGTCTGTTTGACACACCATACCCCGACAGCAGTGAGAAAGACTACATCAAGAGGACCACTTTCCTAGACAATGGTAAGAGGGCAAAACTGATGCTGTTGAAATACCTAGCACAGGCATCATCCGGTGCGGTACACCCAACAGGAATGAACACCTCTGACGAGAAATCTGAAGCGGTCAAACTGTTGAAACTTGCTGAATCGAGGCTTGACAAAAAAGCCAATGATTGATGTCCAAAATACCATTCAAAGTATTTTTAGACACGCTGAACATAATCAGTAATCAAACAACACCACCGGTGCATCAAGAGATATGTGACTGGTTGGAGCAATCCGACAACCTGCCTAGACGTGGACTACAGATGTTCAGGCACGGTGGCAAGAGTTTCCTGATTGGAGCATACGTGTGTTGGAAACTGTTCCATGACCCAAACTGGAGTTGCCTGCTGATATCAGCCAAGCGTAACCTGGCACTGCGGAACAGTATGTTCATACGTAACATGATCGAAACACACCCCATGTTGCAGGACATGAAGTCAGACCTGTATCAATGGAAGGCAGAAACATTCACGGTTGACAGGCCCATCATGCAGTTGAATCCCAGTGTAACTGTAAGTTCGTTAGGAGCGAGTTTTACGGGATTTCATGCTTCGATGGTAATTGCCGATGACATAGAAACGAGTGATAACGTTATTACCAGTGACCAACGTGACCGTATCAAAGAGCGTGTGAGTGAATTTGGAAAACTTTCAAATCAGATCCTGATGGTGGGCACACCACACCACGAACAAACAATCTATGACCATTTAGAAGGTGTTGGATATGAATTCAAACGTATACCTGTGGTGAGGAAACGTGAAGTGATACAGGAAGACAGCACAGTAGCAGAAGAGGAATATTTGGCCTGGGATGACCACCCAGAGAAAATGTTTACATACCAGTGGTTGGAACAACAGAAACGTGAGACCACCGAAGGTGATTTCAATTCACAGTACATGCTGATACCACAGTCAACCTATCAACCCCTGGTGCAGTTGGAGAACATCAAATACTACGATGATGAGTTACAATGGAACACCATAGCACAACCATTTGGTAATGCACTACACACCTGTAAGTTGGGCAGGCACAACATAGAACGTATATGTTCTTACTGGGATCCAGCACAAGGATTGAGCGGTCGTGACAACAGTGTGCTGTCAATATGTGCCAGGGACAGCGAGGGCAACACTTTCGTACATGACATCAAGGTCTTGAGTGCCGTGGACAAGGAGACGAAAGATTTCACGGAACAGTGCAGGGAGATAATCCATGCCTGTGCGTATCACAAGATCAGTCACGTGTACGTTGAGGAAAACTTTTCAGCCACGCTGGCAAATGAATTGCGTAAGGTGGCACGTGAGATGAAAGTCATGGTTCATGTTGTGGCAGAATTCAGATCAAAGAACAAGATGGTGTTCATAGCACAGACGTTGGAACCATTGATAAAAGTGGGTCGTATGTATGTGCATGAGAGGGTGCGAGATAATTCTCCGTTCATGGATGAGTTGCAGGCCTTCCCACAACCGAGGGTGCATGATGACTGCATAGATGCCACCAGTGGTGCAATTAGTCACCTGCCTAATTTAGCCGTAGATGTTTCGAAAGTTGCCAAGGTATTCAACCCCTTGCAACGCTCTGGAACTAGTTTCAAAATTAACTAGAGCCATAAATAATTGGTCTGACAAGATTATTTATAATATAACACACACGCGAAAGGGATATTATAAACACACACGCGAAAAGGAAAAAAATTATGAAGGTATATTCAAAACTAGTTTGGGACAAAGACTTCAACATCATAGAAGAATTATCATCGGAGTATACGGGACCAGTGGCAAGGATGATGTGTTCATCTCCTCCTCCTCCTCCTCCTCCTCCACCACCACCACCACCAGCACCTGCTCCGGCACCAGTAGCGGCACCAAGTTCAAGCAGAGCCAGAGGTGTGGGACAGACTAGGACAGCGGCCGCGAGAGGCAGAGGTGTACTAATCACACAGAGACCAAGTGCATTGGGTGTGAGCGAAGAAGAACTAGGAGCGGCTCCACAGAGAAGAAGCCTATTACAACCAGCGATCAGGACTGCACAGAACGTGATCAGAGTATTGGGAGGAGGCTACTAATGTGTGTACCAAAGGCTCCAAAGATGCCAAGTGCTGAAGAGCAGGCAAAACAACAATTAGAAATCCAAAGACAACTACAAGCGGATGCTGATTCAAGAGCGGCAGACGAAATGGCCGCGGAGAGGAAGAAAGCCGCAGTGGCACAACAAAGATCACGAAGGGGCAGAAGAGGTAGATCAAGTTTGATAACACCTAGGTCAGGTGGACTTCTAGGACTTGCCGAAGAGGCTGGTATAGGCAGTGATTTCCAAACTCTATCAAATCAGTAATTAGATGAAAGATTACATCGCAAAGGCATACAAACTTGCCAAACAAGAAAGAGACAAACACGAATCAGAGATATCTGAAGCGTACCTTTACACCAGACCCAACAGGGACATCTACAGGAAAGATGCAAATCAAACTGACAGAACAAAGATATTTGACAGCACAGCACCAGATGGTGTGCAGACACTAGTATCCACGATCCTAAATTTGTTGATTCCGCAAAACCAACAATGGGCCACTCTTTCCGTGCGAGAAGATCTTAAGGAGAGAGTAGCAACAGACGTCAAGAAAGCACTGGACGTTGCCAACAGATCTGTTTTCAAAACGATCAGAGACAGCAACTTCTACATAGCGGCATCAGAAGCATTGACAGATGCTGTGATATCAGGTGTGGGTTGCATAGGAATGTACGAGGACAAGAACATTGACTTCGTGGCAGTCCCCAGCCACCAACTGTATTTCCTAGACAACTATCAAGGTCAGATTGAAACTGTTTTTAGAGAACACGAATTACCAGGTCATTACCTGTTAGAAAATTACAAAGAAAAATTACCAGAAGAGACAGCCAAGGAGTGCATCAAAGATCCTTACAAGACACACAAGGTGTTGGAGAGTTGTTTCAGACCACCAAACCAACCCGATTTCACATACACCGTGCAAGTGGGCAAACAGATGGATATTCTTTACTCACATCAAATGCCGGTACAGATGTTCACAGTATTCAGATTTGGCAAGACCATAGGAGACATGTGGGGCACCAGTCCCGTGAGGGAAGCACTACCGCACATCAGGGTAGTCAATGAAGCACAGATGTTGTTCATGGAGGCCGCGTCTTACCTAGCACTGGGCAGTTGGCAGGTCAATTCAGACACAGCAGTCAATTTCGCTAACATGAAATTGAGACCGGGAGATGTAATAACCGTTGATTCACCATTACAGGCCATACCATTTCCTGGACAACTCAACATCACGGAAGCAACGATCAATGATCACAGGGCAATGATAAGACGTATGTTGTTCAATGACGCGATACTACCACCAGATGAATCAAAATATCAAACTGCAACGGAAGTACAGATCAGACAGAGCGAATTCTATCGTAGGATAGGTCCATCAGGTTTGAGACTAGAACAAGAATTTTTAAGACCGTTGGTTGGTAATCTTATCAAGAGATTGCAACTGAGAGGTGAGATCGAGGACTTCACTAGGTTTGGTGACATCAGCGAACTGGTAGTCAACAGTGCAGTCAAGAGAGGTATCGCACTCACGGAGATCACGAGGGACCTACAACTGGTACAGACCATCACACAGTTGGGACCTAACGCATTGGTGAACCTAGATCTACAGAAACTGGCACGTAAGATATTGCGGGATGGAGACATGTCACCAGAGGTGTTGAAGTCGGAAGCAGAGGTACAGGAGACCCTGGAGCAACAATCACAGCAGGAGCAGGCACAACAGTTGCAGGCACTGGCACAGCAGTTACAACAGCAAAATCAGCCACCATCAGTTTAGTCTTTATAAATACAGTCACAAACGAACAACAACTGTAACTAAAAAAACTGAACATGAAGAACTCACAAACGCAACTACAACAATTCTATCGACAGATATTTGAATCACCAGCAGGCAAGGCAGTGTACGAGGACCTTAACAGGGTCATACACCAGACACGTGTGACCAGCGACTCACCAAACCCCTATGCGGCTGTGTATCAGGTAGCACAACAACAACTGTTGAGGAGGATAGATAATATGTGCCGTGAACGCAGTGTTCATAACAACGACAAAAAGGAGCATATAATCTAATGCCAGAAGATAACACACAAGAGACCGCACCAGCGGAACACCTAATAGACACACAACCAGAAGCACCAGTGGAGACCGTGCCCAGTGCGGAAGCACAACAGGCAGAGCAACCGGAGAGACCAGAATGGCTACCAGAGAAATTCAAATCACCAGAGGACCTGGCCAAGTCATACACTGAACTGGAGAAGAAGGTCAGCACCAACAAGGTGCCTGATGCCTACGACTTCTCGATCACCAAGGACTTCGGACTGGACGAGATGCCAGAGGACTTGAGCAAAGAGGTCACCGACGTGTTCAAGAAATCAGGATTCACACAGGACCAGGTCAAGACTGCCATGGCACTGTACTCGGATCAAATGGGCAAGATCACACAACAGTTGTCCAACGCACCCAGGGTTGACCTGGAGCAAGAGCAGTCAGCACTGCAACAGCAATGGGGCAACGAGTACGCTGACAGGCTTGAATCAGTCAAGAAATATGCAGGCACACTGCCACAGCGTGTGTTAGAACAACCGTTGGTTGACACTGCCGAGGGCATACAGTTCTTGGAGCAGTTGATGTCAAACAACAGGATGCCAAACCCCATAGCCAACAGCCAGGCCGCACCCTCTAGGGATGCCAACAGCGTGAGGGAAGACATCAGGACCATGAGACAGGATGACAAGTTCAAACTGCCTCCGGGAGATCCTGTTGGGGAGACGCACAGACAGAAACTGTACAATCTATACGAACAACTGACTAGACTAGAGAAATAATGCAACAGGCCAATCAAATGGACCTCCGTGGCTACATCGCGGAGTTCCGAGGCCTCTTGAGCCCACTCACCTGCGACGAGATCGTGGAGTGGAGCAGATCATTGCCCGATGACACGGATGCTTGGTCGGGCTGGGAACCTGCCAAGAGTGCCCTGACCAACACACACAACGAGATAATGCACACCAGGACCTGTGACTTCACCATGCTGGACCAGGATCATGGACCCTGCTGGCCAAACATACAAACCGCACTGCGACACATCATAGAACAGTATCCATACCATCACAAGGCCACCGAGCACACGGGTGTGCAACTGATACGCTACCAGCCCGGACACAAGTTCGAGGAACACATAGATCACTACGGTGGTGCCAACAGGACCTTGAGCAGTAGCATAGTTTTGAATCAAGATTACGAGGGTGGTGAACTGACTTTCTGGCAGGGACAATATCAAGTGCCTGACCTACGCACCGGTGATGCTGTGGTATTCCCCAGCAACTTCTGTTACCCGCATGAAGTGAGACCAGTGACGGCAGGCACTAGATACGTGCTGGTGGTTTGGTTCTCATGAAGAAAAAACACACCTATCCCATACTGTGGACCATGTATCACACGGCCATAGTGGTAGAACTGTTCATCATCATAGTGCTGTTGATTGATTGATCACAAAGGTAAAGCCCTTCATTGCTAGGAATTGGTAAAGGTAAAGACCTTCGCTACATATTTTTGGTAAAAAAATCTTAAATTTGGTAAAGTGTAAAAATAAAGCGATCTAACGCTGGTAAAAGTTTATAAGCCTAAACTGGTGCTGAAGTACCATAACACCCCATACACTGCTATCGCTGTGCTGGCAATCACTATCAATTTAATCATCCTCGTGCTCCTTTTGTTGTTGCCAATAGTCGCTTGATTCATCCATCCATTCATCTATGGTTGGTGCTGTATCGCTGTTCCATATCAACTGCGACATAAACTTGTCCCCATCTATGTGTAGTGTGGCTTTATCTTTGTCTTTCATAGTCATACTCCTTTGCGTTGAAGTTTGGCATTCGCTTTATCAACGAATCAATCTTATCTTTGCGTTTAATGTTTGCGTCTTTTTCCGCTACCCAATCATCAAACATAAGGTTGGTGATCCCATCCCTGTGTTGCTTCATATGTTCCAATTTAAGCAGTGCTTTCAATTGTGCTGTTGTGTATTTCTCGTATTGTTTCATTTTAGTGCCTTTCTTTGTTGTTAATTTTAGCATAGACAGTGTCATATGTCAATCCCCATAGTCAAATAACTTTACCGCTGGGGGTTGGTAACTGTCACCCATAACCCGCTGTGCTTTGGTAATTAGATCCTCGCTTGGTAGCACTTGGTTGGTAAGGTCTGGTTTGGTCACTTGGTCTTGCTTGACCCTTTCTCGCTGGCTTGGTAGCACTTGGTTGGTAAGGTCTGGTTTGGTCACTTGGTCTTGCTTGACCCTTTCCGACCTTTGTTCCAACTGTGCTATGCGTTTCAGCATATCTGGTAATTGACGTATGGTAAATTGTGCCTCCGCTAGTGCTGGTAAGTCTATGTCCCTGAATATGTCACGTCTTGCAGTGAGTTCCGCTATCTGCGGTCTGTACTCTATAAAGAATTCAAATATCTGTTTCAGTGCTTGATCCGTGTCACGATAGTATCCCCGCTCATCGCTACAATCTACTGCCTTGTTCATCAGTCGTGTTAGTTCATCATTCATCCGTGTTTCCTCTGTTTCATTAGTTGTTCTAGTTCCCTTTCTTCTACAGACCCTTTTCGCTGGGCCCGTACTTCAAACATATCATCACGACCGTGCCAATTGTGTGAGTGATCTGGTGCTGGCTGACCTTTTTCAATAAGGCCTGACGCTGGTCGTAAAGATAGGTCATCACAGTGTTGATCAAAGTAGTGCTGTAACTTGTGTATCAATCTGGTGTATCTGTCTATGCCTGTCGCGTTGTGTGCCATAAACGCTCGTAGATGCTGTCTGTCTGGTTGTGTTGCTATGAAGTGTGGTTGTGGGTTTTCCGTTGATTCTACAAACTGTTCCCATTCCTGATGATCCCGTTTGCGTCGTTGATCTGCCTGTGCGATCAAACCCTGTAGGTCGTAATTGTGTGTCATTTCTTTAGTGCCTTTGTTATAACTGTATTTATTATACACGAAATAAAACCCCCTGTAAAGTGATTCTTTCGCGTAGATTGTTTTTCTTTTGGCTTGACAGTGTGTTCAGTTCCGTGCTATAATCATACTACAACTACACACTTTCTTTTTCATTATGTTTGGTGTGTGGTTGTATCTAAATCTCGAAAGTACGGTGCCCCTGGTAACAATATCCCGAGCCAACTGGGGGTGCTGGTAATCTTCTTACATTACGATCCATATGACACGATAGGTTGAGCCTGCCTGAATATGATTGCCAACTCCGCTTAAAAGCCATTACCATTCCCCCTGATCACGGTAGATCACGGTAGATCACGGTGGGTCAATCTGGTGCTTGACCTTTACCATTCCGCTCCCTCACCGTAGATCACGGTAGGTCACGGTGCCAATTCTGGCTTGACCGTTGCTAGACCGTAAGCACTCTGATCACCATATGGTGTGGTCTCTAGAGTAGCCGCGGTGGTGATCACCGTGTCGTGATTCACGGCCAATCTGGCTCACGGTGGGGCACGGTGGTCTAGACCCTTCTGACACTGCTATAAAGTTCAAAATTTGGTAAGGTCTAGCACTTCTGGTGGGTGTTATATACGGGCCACAAAAAAACTGCATCTGGTAATATGTGTGTAACCTCGATTTTCCTCGACCACCTGTTAAGTTAATGGTGCCGGCCAGATCAGGATTAAATAATCCTGTGTCCAGGAACGACTCCTTTGTCTGTTTTGTATTGCCATACCCTGGACACCAATCTGTTAAATACTCACATGCCAAGCGGAACTTCAATACCCAACACCTTCGTGACCTCCTACTCCGGACCCCGTTCTGGACGTGCCAAAGGTCGCAGGTATGGTAGGAAGCGTACACGTGTCAGGGTGGCAACACCGGGCAGGGTCAGACGCAAACGCATAACATAAAAATTACGCTAAAAAAAAACGCTTAACGCAGGAGGACGCACCATGAAGGCAACGAGATCAAGGGCAGGCAGGGGGGCCATGAGGGCCGCTAAAACCATGTCAAAGAAGAAGAAGACAGCAAAGACTTCAAAGGGCAAGAAGAGGAAGTACTAGATGGAGGTCATGGTTGATGACTGCTTCCGGGCAATACAAAAAATACAAGACCAATCCATCGACTGTGTGATCACATCACCACCCTACAACATCGGAGTCCAATACAATCAATACCGCGATCGCGACATCAACTACATGAACCGCATGCGGGACCTATTCATTGACATCCGGAGGGTGTTGAAACCCACGGGACATTTCTTCCTGAACATATCACCAACCAGGAAAGATCCTTTGTTTGCTTACCGGTTAGCCGAACTGGTTCCAATGACCATACAGAATCCCATAGTGTGGGCCAAGGCAGTGGAGATGCCCGGTGAAGGGATCCGAGGCAGGAGCGTGGTAACGCAGAACACCAACAAGTACCTGTGTCGTGGTTATGAGATGGTTTGGCATTTCACACACCAGGGACGCACACCCATTGACAGGGAGCGGAGCGGTGTGCCCTACAGGGCAGAATGGGCAGAAGACAACTTCCGTAGGACTGGCAGGAGGACCAGGCCAACCACGGACTGCTGGCACATTCCATACGAGACCACAGGCTACATGGGCAAGGACAGTGCGGCTGTCAAAGGACCCAAGGGACATCCTGCTATATTTCCCAGGGAATTGGTGCGTCATTGTTTAAATATCACTGGACTAACAACGGGTCGGGTGCTTGATCCATTCGCTGGCACGGGCACTGTGGCAAAAGTTTGTCAAGAACGCGGCATAGACAGCGTGTCGATTGAGATAGATCCTGAATATGCGGCATTTATAAAACAGAGAGTTGAACAATAATGGAGGACCACAGTGGCAGGTACAAAGACACGCAAGGGACAACAGACCCCGCACACACGCTACTACTCCAAAGGACAGGAGTGGAAACCCTGCAGGGTGGTGCAGAAGAAGAGGCACGGCAACGGCACACGGCAATTCATGGCCGCGAAGTCGGTGCAGACCGGAGACATCTACAAGAACTCACACGGACTGACGGCACCATGGCACTCGATACAGTTCACATCGATCAAGCCAGACACATCAGACTAGTGGACGATTGGATGAATCCATGGCCCATACCGGGAGAACACACTTTAAACACAATAAGGGAGACATATGACAAGATCAAAAAGCGTTTCAGCACCTAGGGGATATCATTGGATGAAGAAAGGCACTTCATTGAGATTGATGAAAGGCACCTACAAGCCGCACCGGGGTGCAGTCAAGAAAGCCAAGTTCAAGACAGTGAAATCACACAAGAGTCGCTAGTGCTACAGCCCATAGATCCCAACAAGATCAAGAGGTGCGTCATAATCGGCAACGGACCCAGCAGGCACTTGGTGCCGTTGGATCAGATAGCATGGCCAACGTTTGGGTGTAATCAGATATATCAGGATTACCAACCAGACTACCTGCTGGCACAGGACCGCGAGGTCATACACCAGATGCAGAAGGACCACGTGACCGAACCGGTGTACGTGGCACAGCACCAATACAGGAAATACAGCACCAGCACCTTTACACAGTTGCATGACATGAGGGAGATCAAATTCCCACACGTTAGGATGAACTCATGGTTGACCGGTGAGCAGGCCATGGTGCTGGCCGCACAGTTGGGTTTCACACGCATGGACCTAGTGGGATTCGATGGTGGACCAGAGAGCATATACCGTGAGCCACAGCGACAAGCACAGCCGCACCGGGAAAGATATCAACGCACCTTACAGACCATCAAAGAATATTTTCCGCACATCAAAATCACAGTAGATCAATATTTCACCAGCAGAGGTTAAATATGTTTGCGGACAATCCTCGGACCCGCTGATGTCTAATACTTTAGGCCAGTTGGTGGTGCTGTAAATCACAAGCAAAGAACGTTAGTTGCCAGTAAGGACAACCGCAAGGCCCCAAAAACAACCAACACAATTCCCAGCGTTTTATACAAACAACAACTAAAACTACAAGGAGACCATAACAATGGCATTAGTAGCAAACGCAGGAACATCTGTATCGAATTCATTCGTTACTATGTTCAGTGATGATGTAAAACAAGCGTACCAACAAACATCAT